AGCACGATACCCGTCGCCGGCAGCAGCGCGAGCGAGTTCTGCAACATCGCCACGCGCAGCACGTCGATCTTCGTCGTGCCGTTGCGGCGGGTGAAGCCGGCCGGCAGCGCGAACACCGTAGCCTGCGGCATGATGCCGTGGATGTTCTGGCCGACGCCCGAGCCGTACAGATACTGGCGTTCCTTGACGTAGCCCAGGCCGTAACGCATTTCGCTGTCGATCTCGCCAACGAGGCGCGGCGCGTCGTCCATCGCCTGGCGGGTGATCTTGGCCAGGTGGGCGAGCGTGCGGATCACGGCCGTCGCGGAGCCCCAAGCGTACTCGCTGTACGGCTTGGTGGCGCTCTCGGCGACCGGCGCGGCGTTGTTGGTACGCAGCGTCTGCGTCACGTAGTCGACCGACGACGTGGTGACGGCGATGGTCGGCAGCAGATCGGCGATGGTCTGACGCTCACGCAGCAGGTTGACGACATCGTTCTCGCGGAACGAACGGATGAGCCCGCCCGCGTTCGCCGACGTGACCGCCTTGACTTCCTGGCGCGCGACGCCCGTGAAGCTGGAGCCTTCCGACTCGATGCGCGACTTGAACGCACCTTCGACGAACTGCTGGCCCCACGACTTCTCTTCGGAGTCGACGTTGCGCTTGGCCTCGACGGCCTTCTGCTCGACTTCCGACAGCTGCGTGGTGATCTCGCCAAACTTCTTCTGGAAGTCGGTAATCACCTTGTCGATGGCGTCCTTCAGTTCCTTGCTGACCTCGGTGCGCTGCTCGCCCATCTTGGCCATGAGTTCGCCATGCGCTTCCTTGATCTCCTTGTGCGCGGCCTTGAACGACGCCGACGCGCCGGCCATCTTCTCGGCCAGGTCGTCGATATCGGCCGCAGCAGCCGGTGCGATCAGCACGGCAGCGGCGACATTGCCACTGACCGCCAGCAGGACGACGGCGATTGCCACCAGCGCCATCCAGACGTACTTCGTGATGTTCATGCGGTATCTCCTTAGAACGTGATTTTGTCGAGAATGGATTTTGCTCGCTTTACCGCTTCGGCAACACCATCCGCAGAATCACTCTGCGTAGATAGCGCCTTGATCCGCGCCACGAGGGCGACGGCTTCCCGCTGACTGAAACTGCCCACATCACGTAGGTGCAGTTCGATGTCCGCGAGGCTGGCCATGTCCGAAATGGACTTGACCGAACTCACACGGGCGGAATCGCCGGCCGGGAACGTGACCGGGGAAACCTCCCACAACTTGATCTCGATGAGACGACGCACGTTCTTGCTGTCGTCCCACTCGGAACGCTCGGTGGTGTAGCCGATGGACAGGCCCGAGAGCGCGCCTTGCTTCATCAGCGCGTGGCACTCGCGGCCCTGCTGCACTTCCATGTTGCACTCGCCCTTCAGCAGCAGACCCTTACCGTCCTCGCCGATCTCCGGGTAGATGCCGATGGGCGCGTACATGTTGTGCTGCCACAGCATCGGCACGTAACGGTCCTTCGCCTTGAAGTCCTCTTGCAGCGATTTCTGGAACGCGCCGGCCACGACGATATCGCGGTAGCTGTCGAGTTCGCCGAACACGGAGCCGTAGCCCTCAAACGTGCCGTCCGACTTGACGCTCTTTACCTGGAAAGGGCGCTCGATGTACTTGATGCCCTTCGGCATGGTGTTGGCGCTCATTCTTCGTCCTCCGTCGCGGGCTTGGCGGGCGCTTTGCCCAACTCGGCCTCTTCGTTGCCGGTCATGTTCGTTTGTACCCGATAAACCTTGCCTTCGCCATTGGGCAGCGGGGGCAGGTCCAGCAGGTCGCGCACTTCGTCGGCACAATGGTAGCCGTTCTGTAGAGCCGACGCGAACATCAGCGTCTGCGTTTTCATGTCGGCCCGCAGCAGCGCCCGGATGTTGAACTTGGCACCGAGCCCGTTCGCGATGTCCTCGGCCGTCAGCAGTTTCTTGTTGATGACAGCCTCGGCGCGGATAAGCGTCGGCTGCAACGAGTACATCAGGAAGAACAGGTTGACGTTTTCGATGCTCGATGCCCACGACGACGCCTTGTTCGTGTGGCCGATCAGCTGCGGCGGTACGCGGCACAGGCGGCAGATTTCTTCGATGCCGAAGTAGCGCGATTCCAACAACTGCGCATCGCTCGGCTTGACGCTGAACTCGGTGCCGGCGATGGGCTTCAGGCCGCGCAGCAGCGTCATCCACTTGCCCGCGTTCTCGGCGCGACCAAATGTGTCCAGCTGTTGCTTGAACTGCGCCAGTTCCGGCGCGCTCATATCGCGCTGGCCTTCGTTGAGGAAGAACCCGCCAACCTTCAGACCCTGGCGGAACGCGCGCATCGCCGACGTGTTGGCTGTGATCTGCGCGTGGAGGATGTGGCGGCCGAGTTCCAACATCGGCGAGCCCCAATCGCTGTTGAGGCTAAAGCCCTTCAGGTGCAGCACGTCCTCGTCGCGGATGGTGTCGCGGCTGTTGCCGATCTTGTACGACTTGCGCGAACCGCTCTTGTTGTACTCGATCTTGCAGTCGTCGGGGTCCACGGGCGTGAGCGCGACCGGGCGCTTGCCGATGCGCTCGATGATGTTGACACTATTGCCCTTGATGTCGCCGAGCGCAGTAGCGAGCGACCAAAATTCCGGCCGCGTCATGCTCGCGTTGGGCGACAGGTTGAGCATGCGCGCCAACGGATGCTCGCTGATGATGTTCTTGTTCTCGTCGCGCAGATGCAGCGGCAGCGAACCGATGATCTCCGCACGCAAGGTCACGCAGGCGTGGAAGGCCGACAGCTTCATCGCCGAATCGGCGCTTACGACGGAATGCTCGCCGTCGTTGCCCGAGTCGAACGCCCCGACGATGCCGGCCGGCATGCCCGGCCCGTGCGTGCGCCAGCCGCCAGGAATGGAACCGCCGTAGACTCGATGCCAAATGCTCATATCAGCCTGCTATCACCATTAGGGAGGCAATGTCGTCTGTGCCGCATTGCGCTTCGGGGTTGAGTTCCATCAATGCCACGGCGTTGAAGAGTGCGATTAGCGGGTCGATTTTAGCCGTTCCGCTGACTTGCTTGGTGACGTAGATGCCGTTGCCGCGCACTACAACCTTCGCGTTGCCTACAACCCAATTCACCATGCCGTTGCCGTCGTGGATCAACACCTGTTCCGCTAGTTTGCGCTCAGTCGTGCGGATCGAACCGGCCAGCTTGTAGCCCTGGTTGACTTTTACGAGTTTTTCGGGGTCGACGTTTTCGGCGATGATGGCATCCAGCAGGCCGCCAAGGCAAGCGGGGTCAAAACCCACCTGATACAGCAGCCGGCTCTCGTCCAGTTTACGCACCATGCGCGCGACTTGCTCGGCGTCCATGCCCACGCGATGGCACAGCGTAAGGTGCCCTTCCTTCGCGTAGTCGTGCAGCTTGCTCGCGATGTCCTTGCGGCGCTCCAACACGATCTTGTGCGCCCATGCGTGCATGTACGCCACCCACCGCTTCATCATTACGTGCTGCTCGGGGATCAACACGCCGGTTTCTTCGTCGCGATGCGCCGGCACACGCACCAACTGCTCATGCTTCGTGCGCCCCACCGCTGCGAAGCCCAACAAGTCGTCGAGGCCGCCGCCGTCCACGCCCGCAGTGATGACTTCGCAGTTCTCGATGAGGTAATCGAGCGTGACTTGCGGCAACTGTGCTGCCTGCTGCCAGAAATCGACGCCGGCCCAGCGATCCGCGCGCAGATTCAGGCCGATTTCGACGTTCAAGTGCTTCGCTAGGAAGATGCGCAGCTTTTCCTCGCCCTCTTCCTTCGCCTGACGGTGCAATCGCTCGATGTACGCAGCGTTGACGCTGCCGTCTTTGTCGCCATCGCGCGACAGATTGGGGTTGGTGACGTAGAAATTCTCAGGCTTCAGGTGCAGCTTCGCCTTCAACATTTCCTCGGGGAACTCGTAGATCACCGGCAGGAACTGCGGATCATCGATGATTCCGTCGCGCACATTGCGTGCGTACTCCAACTTCGTCTTGAAAACGCCCGCAGGCGGATCGTCGGACTGC